CATCGACAGTCTGCGCAACCATGTTTCCGGGATTGTTCCCGTGGAGCCGGACGGCAGCAAAACCGCCCGCGCCCATGCCGTCACCACATTCTTTGAAGCAGGGAACGTCCATATCCCTCATCCCTCCCATTGCCCGTGGGCGGCAGAATACATTGCGGAATTGACGCAGTTCCCCGCCGCCGCCCATGACGACCAGGTGGACGCCACCACGCAGGCATTGCGGGACATGCAGTCACACCGGGGACTGAATATTGACCCCCGGATTCTGAACCGGACCGCTGCGGGCAGGAGAGTCGCATGAGCAGCCGCAATTCCTCCCCCCGCCGCATGAACCTTTCGCCTGATGTGCGCGGCAGGCCGGCGCGGCCCCATATCCCCACGGAAGACGAAATCCGGGCCATGTTCGGTCCGGCCCGAACGCTCGGCGCGCCGGAAGACGCCTGCATTGCCATGGACAACCGGCTTGCGTCCAGCGGCGTTTATACCCTGCTCCAGCATACGTTTGAAACGGGCATGGCTCCGGCTGCGCAGTTCATGGGCTACGGCGCACTCCAGAACATCGCCCAGAACGGACTCATCCGTGCCTGCATCGAAACCGTGGCCGACGACATGACCCGCGCATGGATCGGGCTGAAACGGGAAGGTGCCGGCCCCCGCACGGGTGAAGATGATGAACTGCTGACCGAACTGGCCCATGCAGCGGATTCGCTCGAGCTGCAGAGGATTTTCCATGAAGCCGTCGAACTTGTGGGCTACGAGGGCGGAGCCTTTATCTTCATCGACACCGGCGTATCGGGCGACGCGCTGCTCACCCCCCTGCATATGGGCGCGTATTCGGCGGAACTGCGGCCCGGCGGCATCCTGCGCTTTGTCGTGATCGACCCGGTGAACGTCTTTCCCGGCGACTACAACAGTCTGTCACCGCTGTCGCCCGATTATTTCCGTCCGCGCTGGTGGTGGGTGCTGGGACAACGCGTCCACGCCTCCCGCCTCATCCGCCTCACTGCCAACGAGGTTCCGGTGCTGCTCAAGCCCGCGTACAATTTTCTGGGCATCCCGCAGGCGCAGATATTGTGGGATTATGTTCTGCATTTCCAGGAATGCCGTGCCGCAGAGGCCCGTCTGCTGACCAAGTTTTCGATGACCGTGTTCAAGACCAGCATGGCCGATATCCTGTTTTCCGCAGGCGGCACGGCGACGCTGGACGCGCGTATGCGGTACATGATTCAGACCATGAACAATGATGGGGTGCTGGCCGTGGACAAGGAGGCCGAGGACGTCATCAAGCTGGAAACGCCGCTCTCCGGCGTGACGGACATCGTGCGCCAGTCGCTTGAGATTCTTGCGGCTCTGAACCGCACTCCGGCGGTCAAGCTGCTCGGTATCAGCCCGTCCGGCTTCAATGCCACGGGGGAGAGCGACATCCGCAATTATTACGACCACATCACCAGCCAGCAGGAAAAGGTGCTGCGGAACGGCATGCGAACCGTCCTCGACTGCATGCAGCTTCACCTGCGCGGCGAAATCGATCCGTCCGTCACCTTCGACTTTGCGCCGCTGGGTGAGGAGGACAGGGCGGCGCTGGCGACGATGCAGAAGACGAAAGCCGACACCATCGCCGTCTATCTTGACCGCGATATCATCAGTCCGGAAGAAGCCCGCAAGGCTTTGGCGGATGACCCGGACAGCGGCTTTGCCGATATCGACCCGGAGGCGGTGCCGGAAGGCAATGGAATGCCGGATGAAGCCGGAGCGGAACTGGACGATGTGGACAAGGCGGGGGCCGTGTACGATGCGGCGCTGGATTTCACCAACGACGCCGAAATCTGGCGCACGGCCCGCAACGGCAAAAAATACCAGATCGATACCGAAAGCGGCGAAATCACCAAGGGGAATCTGGGACAGAAAAGCTGGGATTCGCCTGCCGAACAGAATGCCCGGCGGGACAAGGTGGAAGACGCCATGCGCGAGATCGCCAATGGCAAGACGGAAGCAACCGTTCCGGGTCTGCGCAATGACCTTGCCCAGTACGGCGGCACCAATGACGTGACCATCATCAGGGGCGATGAGAAAAAAGGGCTGATCCACATTAAGGAACGCCACGGCATGGCGAGTATCGCCCCGGTGCTGGAAGCGGTCGCCAATGGAAAGATTACCAGATGTTCACGAGGGAATAAGACCGTTGCTATCCAGAAAGACGGCTACGAAGCCATTCTATCCCTTGAAGAACACGGGAAGCAGAAGACTTGGCTGTTAACGGGATATAGAATTCTGGATGATAGAAAGAAAGTTCCCACGGGTGACAGCGGCAAGGTTTGTACAAGACACGCTTCTACGCACACCGGGCCTACGTCTAGTCGTCCCGGCATGGGAGCCGTGAGTTCTTTCAGCCAAAAAATAGGGCAACTGCTGGAAAAGTCAAATCTAGGGAGTGCTGATACCGGCAAGGAAGGACAGGCATGACACTTCGTCGCACGCACCGGAACAGGAGGCTGAATTCTCCGGGTTACATACCGGCTGATGTTTTTAACATAAAATCGCCCGCCGTCCTTGTCAATGTACACAGCCGCCGACTTGCCGCAGCAGAGGTGTGTCTCCATGGCTAAAATCCTCCGCGCCATCAAACCCAATGCTGGCATTCGTGCCAAGTACCGCCGCAGGCTGGAAGCCATGATCGACGACATGAACCGCTCCGTCGTCTGGTGGCTGCGGGCCGAATACCGCCGCGAAGAAAACCGCATCGCCCAGGACGCCTCCCCGGCTGCGGCGCTGGGCAAACGTATCC